CTTAGTTAGTAAGCGCTCACTAACTCGTCGGTGTCGGTGTCGGTGTCGGTGTCGGTGTCGGTGTCGGTGTCGGTGTCGGTGTCGGTGTCGGTGTCGGTGTCGGTGGTGCTTTGACGGGTACACATTCAGACAAAGGCGGGGCCAAAAAACGTGTCCCAGCCCCCCGAATCCTCCGCCAAATTTTTCAAAACTTTTTAAGACACATTTGTAATATAATGCGCCGATGCAACTAACATTACCGCAGATAGACGCGCTCTACACCAGGCAAACCACCGTCAAGGAAGTCGCCGAAACTCTCAACATGAGACCCAACACGCTGAGCTTGACTCTCAGACGCAACGGCTTTCGCATCCCCGACAGTGACAAAGTCGCTCAAAGGGCCAAGAACTCCTTCGAACGCAAGCAAAGAACAACTTATCTAACCGACCTTGCCACCCAAGTCCAAGCCAAAAACCTCACCTTGACCCAAGCAGCCACTCACGCCAAGTGCCATCCCAGAACAATTCTCCGGCATGTCCCTCGCTGATTACACCCTCCACAAGGCCCCACAAGCCAAAGATGGCCCCCTAAGCCAGGCAGAATTGCTCAAAAAACGGGACGAAATCGACGAACAATTGACAGAAATCAGCCTGAGCAGCGTCAATTTGACGAAAGAGCTGATGATTCAGCTCAAGAAAGCTAAATTACTGCAAGGCGAGGCCAGTCAAGATCGAGATACCCCGTTCAATCAGCGTGCTCAGGTCCAGAACAGCCTGAACTCCACCATGCAGAGTCTTGCCAAGCTGCAGGCCAGTGTCTACAGCAGTGAACGTGCCAAACGCATGGAGATGGCCCTTGCCACCACCTTGAAGGAGTTTCCAGCCTTGCAAGAGGCCTTCCTGACCCGGTACACTGAGCTCGGCCTAGAGGAAATGAAGGAAGTCGAGTAGTGAGCGCATTCCTCGAACACATCGCCAGGCTCAAAACAGCCGTCAGCGAGACCTACGACCTTGCCCAGGTCCCGAAATGGATCACTGACCATACGTACCTGAAGGGAGAGAAGTACTCGTTCAAGGGGCATGAGTTTCAAGAAAAGGTGCTTTCAGATACATCCAGGGTCGTCAACACCCAGAAATGCAGCCAGATCGGGATGAGTGAAGCGCAGTCACGCTGGGTCATGGGCGTGTGCGAGATATTCCCCAGTTTCTCTGTGATTTTGACGTTCCCGTTCAGCTCTGACGCATCTGACTTTTGCCGGACGCGGATTGACCCGTTTATCGAGACGAGCCCACGCTTGAGAGCGGCGATGCACCCGGACATCAACAATTCGGACATGAAGCGCATCAACGATTCGATGCTCTATTTACGAGGCACAAACGGCAAGACCCAAGCCATCTCCACGCCGGCTGACGCCATCGTTTCCGACGAACTTGATCGTAGCGATCCAGACGTGCTGGGACAGTTCACCAGCCGCTTGACGCACTCCAACTACAAGTTGCGCAGAAATTTCAGCACGCCGACAATAGAGGGATGGGGGATCGCACTTGAGATGGAGACTTCGCGCCGGTTCAAGAACCTGTGCAAGTGCCACCACTGTAATCACGTCTTCTTGCCGGACTACGAAGAGCACGTCAAAATTCCAGACTGGAGCAACGACCTCAAGAGCATCACCAAAACTAACTTGCACAAGACCCGGTACCTGGAAGCTGTGTTGCTCTGCCCACACTGCGGCAAGGAGCCGAGCCTGGCACCAGAGCACCGTGAGTGGGTCCAAGAGAACACCTTGGACAATTTCGAGGCCGCAGGTTTCTATATTTCCCCGTTCGACGCTCCGGCAGTCATAACCCCGACCAGCTTGGTAGTGGCCGGCACCAGCTACGCCAAGTACTCTGAATTCCGCAACCAGAACTTGGGAAAGACTTCGGAAGAGGCCAGCGAGGCCATGACCTTGCAAGACTTGAACCAGAGCAAAACGATCACCAGCCTGGAATCTACTCAGCCTCACGCCCTAGGCGCAGACATGGGCTTGATCTGCCACGTCTGCATCGGTCGCCTGACCCTGGAAGGGCAGTTTCTTATTGTCCACCGGGAGACGGTAACGCTGGGGATGTTTGAGCACCGCAAAGCAGAGCTTTGCCGAAAATATCGGGTCATGATAACGGTCTGCGATAGCCAACCTTACGTGGACATGATCCAACGCTTGCAAAAAACAGACAAGAATCTGTACGGCGGCGTTTACCATTCTAGCAAGAAGCTGGAAATCTTCTCGATCAAGAAGTTTGAGGGCGACCCAGACGAAGGCAAGTTGCCAATCCACACAGCAACAATCAACCGTGACAAAGCGTTTGACGAGCTGCTGGGGAAGTTCAAGAACCGTGAAGTCGCCATTTTTACCCAAGAAGACACCTTAGACGAAGCTTATGACAAGGCATGCCTTGACATGAAGAGGGTTCAGGTGTTCGACACACACCAAGAGCTGCATTACACTTGGGTCAAGAGCAAAACGGCGGTAGATCACTGGCACCATGCCACCTTGTACCTGTACACTGCTTGCCGTCTCCGGGCAACAGCAGCTTTCCACACACCTTTGCTGGTTCCCGGCTTCATTGGAATCAGTAAAGTCAATATCAAGAGACTGCAGGGCAGCACCTGAGATAGAATGCCGGAATGCCCCTCCTTGACCGCTTCCGTGCCGCCGTAACCGCCAAGCCTAAAGCGTCGGCAATTCCTGCGGCGCAGGAATTGCCGAAAGTCAAGCCCAAGCAGCAAGGTTACCCAAGTTACCTGACCAGTACAGCAGCCAGCAAGTCCCGGCTGCCCGAAACAGACCTGAACGTTGCCAATCTGGACATCGTTACAGCTTTCCGGTTCGGAACCAACACCTATCAGGTTATCCGCAACCTGGCTCGCGTCACGCCAGACCTGTCGGCGGCAGTATCTGCGCACCTGAGGCTGGGCATTCCTGAAAAGTACATCGCCATCGCCGAAGGTCCAGATGGACAATTCAGCTTGGAAGGTACGCAGGTGGCGATGCAGCTACTGACCCGTTGGTCAAGAAGCCCGAATTACGACGTAGGGTTTTCCCAGACCGACAGTCTGCGCACCTTGTTCGAGAGCTTGGGCAAGGAAGCTATTCTGTACGGTGCCATGAGCGCTGAACTGGTGCTGGACAAGGGCAGGTTGCCTGACAGACTGGCACCGTTGAGCGTGACAACCATCAAGTTCTATCAGGACGACAAGGGCCTGCGCCCCGTCCAGGTCGTCGGCGGCGAAGAGATCGACCTTGATTCCCCGACCTTTTTCTATGTCTCAGGCGATCCAAGCCTGCTGGACCCGTACCCGCAAAGCCCGCTGGAAAGTTCCATTCAGCCGGTGCTGGCCTTTGCTCAATTTTTGAACGACCTAAGAAGGGTCTGCAGCCGCAGCGTTTATCCGAAGTTTGACGTGAGCATCGACGAAGAGAAGCTGCGGGCCAACATGCCGATGGATGTGCAGGCTGACCCTGAATTGCAGGCAGGCTTCCTGAACGGCGTCATTTCCCAGGTCGAGACGATGATCAATGACCTGGGCGTCGAAGAGGCAGCAGTGCATTTCGACTTTATCAAGATTGAGTACATCAAAGGCCAGTCCGGCGACGTGCCTCAGACATTTGACACGGTCAAGGGGATTTATGAGGGCAAGATAGCCACCGGTGCCAAGGTGATGCCTTCGATTGTGGGGCATGGGACAGGGACGCAAAATACAGCCAGTACGGAAACGATGTTGGCTGTGATGACGGCCAACAGCTTGGTGCGTTTGAAGATTCAGGAGCTGATGTCCCGCACCTTGACCCTTGCCGTGCGGCTTTATGGGGTGGAAGCCAGTGTGAGCTTCGAGTTCGATTCGATTGATTTGCGCCCAGACAGTGAGCTTGAAGCGTTCAAGACCATGCGCAGTGAGCGCTTCCTGAATTTGCTATCCCTGGGCCTTATCACAGACGAAGAAGTCTGCTTGCGTTTGACAGGCAAGTTGCCGCCAGCAAGTTACACTCCGTTGATGGGGACGCGCTTCCGGGACGGAGTCAAGAATTCAGACGCAGGAAATCCGTACTCAGGTGCGCCTCAAGGCGGTGGTCAGTCGGGTGGTGGCGCTATGAATCAAGGTGTCAAATCAAATCAACCGAAGCAGGCTAAAGGGCCTGCGAAGTAAGGAGTTAATCATGCCAGCAACAGTCCAGTTTGTCGAGAAAAATACAGCAACGCCGACGTTGACGGACAAGACATCGGGCTCGGTCCGTCTGAAGAAGGCCGACAACGCCACTGTCGATTTGCTCAACCCACTTGTCAAGCCTGTGGCTGGCAGCGACTGGTCGTTTGAAAAGTGGATGCGCATGAACGTGACTGGGGGTACGTACAGTCAGATCACCAACATCAAGTTTTACACAGACGGCGCAAACGGCCTCGGTACCGGTGTCAGCTTGTGGGCGAAGGCTGTGACGACTTACACCACGCCTGTGCAGGGTTCTTCGAGCGCGGGCTACACCAACGCGTTCACTTACACCAGTGGCTCTTCGTTGTCACTGGGCGCTGGCCCTTTCACCGGTACCGGCGAGAAGGGTGACCATGTCGTTTTGCTCGCCGAGATTGTCAATACCGTTTCAGGCGGCTTGACTCCCAGCGAAACGATCACCTTGGGTTGGGATGAAATCTGATGCAGCCAACACCTTTCACCATCGTCCGGCAGGAAGGTATTCCTGACGCCGCTACGAACGGGCAAGTGTGCCTGATGTGCCTGGACGGCGGCGGCGAAACCAAGTTGCGACGCGGGATGCAGGTGACGACGCAGGGTCCGTTAGCAGAGAAGATGCTACCCCACTTGAACCAGCTTGCGGGCGAGTTGCTGGCTAACCCCCAGCTGCAGGCTTACGAGGTCGCAGCGAGGCTGCACGCCTTGCAGTTGGCTTGTTTGCCGCCTGTGACAAAGACGGCGGAGTGGGCTTTTGCAGAACTCGACGGCGTGCGTGTCTACACCGACGGAAAGTTGATTTATCTGACACGTAAGGATTTGCTGATTGGTAAGGAGTTGACGTGACTGTCCGCCACAACATCGGTGTAGGTGACCTGTTCGAGACTATCGGGCTCGAAGCCACCAACAGCCTGCTGGCTTTCATGGAAGCGCAGTCGATGTTCAAAAACGTCGTGCCTTTGCTGCGTGCGGGCACCTTGAACATCCGCAGCCCACTGGTGGCGCAAATGCTGCCGGTGCTAGTTACTTACCAGCAAATTACGTCTGAAAACGCAAACAAACTGCTGGCCTTGGGCCAGTCACAAGAAGGCCAACCTGTGCAAGCCACCATCACCCTGCCTATCGGCACCCCTTGCCATCACGATGCCAGTCTGCTGGTCGTGAACGGTGGCACCTTCGGGCCGAACGACCTGGTCGAAGTTGACAACGCCGCCGATGGTGCGGCTGCTGTGGCTTACCCCGCT